CATTAGGTGATTCAGCAAGTGTCTTTGCGCGGGTTGTGCCGTTGGGATTTACGAGGAAGAGTACCTTAGCGGCGGCTGCTGAGCCTTCAACAAGAGCTCTTTGGAGGCTCTCAAGGGATTGCAGGTCACCTAGGTACTCTTCAACGTATCCTCTTCCGTAGTCCTCACCGTCGATGCGGGAGAAGCGGAGGGGGATAAAGGGGTTCTTGTCTAAAGGGTAGAAGCCTTCACTATCAGGAATAAGGTTACCGTTGATCTCTTGCCATACCTTCCAGCCATTCTCCTTGCGGCAAACAGCAGTGAACAGGTTGACGTCGTTATCAGCTCCTTCACCGTCAGCGTTACCAGCGATGTCTCGCATCTCTTGTGAGAGGGACATATAGGATAGCTGTTCTTTGGTGCAGATGTAGAGAATGTTGCCCATTGGGTCACGCTCTACGCAGAAACGATCTAGGTGGAACACACGCATACCACCCTCTTCAGGAAGGTAGATAAGTGCATTACCAGAAATGATAAGGTGCTTGAGGGCTTCATGGAGAGCAGTGCGATAGGTCTCACGGCTAATCTCATCCATGACGGACTCTTCGACTTGCTGAAGGGACTTCTCGATCTCAGTCACTAGCTCTGGGGGAGCGCCTTCTTGTTCAAGTCCGTGGTTGTCTACGTTGAGACGAAAGAAAGGAGCATTGGGTGGTAGGAGTGCTAACAGTAATTTAGATGCGAGGTTATTTACTCCGCGAGCCCCAATGCCTTGAAAGGGTGTTTCTAGGCGGCTATGTGCGCCGAAGCCTTCCTCAGTCATAATGTAAGGAAGGGTAAGTTTGGAACACTGGCGAGCACGATCTACGTATTGGTATCGCTTACCTTCCAGTTTGGAGTAGAGTGCTTGAGCTGTTTCAGTATTCATATATTTGTTGTAATAAAAAATCCCCGTCCGAACGGTGGGCTTCCTTCTGTTGGGCTTGAATCTAACCGATTGGGGTTAAGGAGCTCTCACGGAACGAACGGGGAATAAAGGGTAGTTAAATGTTATCTTCGATGGTGTCAGGGATTAGGTAGCTGTCAACAACAGATGCTTCTTCAAGAGCATCCAAGTCATACTCCGAAACATCCAATGCCCACTCACCGTCAGCAGTAGGGACTGGCTTAGTCAACCAGCGTGTACCTGTGCCTTCCGTCCAGTAAGCAAAGCCAATGTCTCTGCCTTCTTCGTCGGCACGGTCACAAGCGTCTTTCTCGGTTGGGTAGATTAAGTAGCTCATTATGCGTATATGTCGTAGTGATCGTTGATGTTGGTTTCGATGGCAACACGGTTGTCCGACTGGTCGGAGGCGTAGATGATTAGTTCTGCGTGAGAACCAGCAAAGAAGGTCGAACTTACCAAGTCATCTCTAGCCCCTATTGTTGTCGTTGCGTTATTGCCAGAACCAACAATGGACGCTGAACTAGAAGATTGCAAAGAGCCATCTACAAATGCGTCAGTGTCTGTGCTAGACGTAATGGCACTAATTAAATTTTCACCGTTTATATCGCCGTGCAGGAATGATGTTGTTCCTGACTGAAATGCTGTATTCTTTGAAATAAGTTTCCCTATATCAGTAGTTCCACCCCTTGTAATTTGAAATGAATCACTGCCATCACAGAGGTGAATCATTCGCATATAGTTGCTTGTGATTACAGTGTTACTTGTAGTGACAACATTAAAAATAGAGATGTCGGATGAGTAAAGCGAAGAGCAGGTTAGCCTGTCATTAACCCCATCAAACTCAATCCCACCACTCACAAGCACACCAGCATCAACAATCTTAGGCTGACTTCCAGACACCTGCTGAACAGCATCATTGCCGTTTCCTGACTGGTCATACCAAGTCTCCACAAAGCCGTCCACTTGGTCATACCCTGTGTCTACTCCAGATGGGAGGTCAATGCTGTAGACCTCTCCGATGTTAGCTTCTATGGCTGTTCGGTTGTCCGATTGGTCGGAGTCGTAGATGATGATTTCTTGGATGGAGCCGTCTACGGGATTCGTTGCACCGCCGATGCTATTTGCATTGAAGGCATCACTATTGGTAGCTGTAGCGGATGCAACGCCTTGAGTGAAAAATCCTAAAGTATTGGATGCTCGATTTGCCGAATAAAGAAAAGCTCCTGAAGTTGATACAGTAGCGTTAAGTGCGGGTTGTGCAGCTGAACCACCGCTTGCTCTAAAGAAACCAGTCGTGGCGTTAGCAATGCCGAAGCCTTCAGAGTTACTACTATCCTCGCCGAGTATTCTTTCTTGACCAGATACTGAATCAAACTGAACAACGCTAAAGATAGCAAGGTCAGTAGCATTGAGTGCAGTGAAATCTAGCTGGTCATCAGCCCCGTCAAAGTCCAGACCACCCGTTACTAGACTTCCACCATCAACAATCTTAGGCTGACTTGCGTCTACCGCCTGAGTTGCGTGATTAGTATTACCTGACTGGTCATACCAAGTTTTAACAAATCCATCATTCGAGAACGAAGCAAGGGTAATCCCGTAGTGGTCACCAATGTTCTCCTCAATGGCTCTGAGCTTGTCCGATTGGTCAGAGTCGTAGATGATGAACTCTGCTACGGCTGTATTAGCCGCATTACCTAATACGCGGGGTATAGTTAAACTGGATGTTCCTGCATATAAACCAACAGACGATGTAGCCGTTAATACTGTGTCGTTTATATCAAGGCGTATAGCATTTGTAGTTCCGTTAAACGACCCAGCTATAATGGCAGCTGTATCGGCAGAGATAGCAGATGCTGAAGATGCAATTGTATCAAAAGTAGAAGATGAACCCGTCGAATATACCCTATGCTCAACCTTCCCGTCTGATTTCATCCGAACAAAAAATTCGCGATTACTTCCAATTCCTTTGCCCAAGAAACCAGCATTATCTCTAATTGTCTTAACCGTGTAAACGCCAGCAAAAGTATAATCTGTCAAAGATGAATTAAGGGAAGTTAAGAAATCATCAACACCATCAAAGTCCAGACCACCAGAAACCAAAGTCCCACTATCAACAATCTTAGGCTGAAATGCGTTTGTCCCTTGAGTTGCGTGGTTGGCGTTGCCTGATTGGTCATACCATTTGGAGACGAAGCCGTTGACTGTTTGTGAAATCGAAAAGTTCTTAAACTCAACCGTTCCACTCGTCATATCGAAACGAATGGAGGGCTTGTTAAAAGTAGAGGATGTAGCGTTAAAGGTAGCTGTTAAAGTTTGCCACGAATCACTGGTTGTTCCTATTTGTCCAAGTGTTTGATTTCCAGAGCCAACATTAGATGCCCCAAGATAAACTGCAGCGTTCCCGCTGGTTCCATTTTTAACATCAACTGAAATTGTGATTGGATTATTGTTGGTCAGGCTTGGCAATATATTCAGTATTGCCCATTGGGTGTTGGCTGTATATGTTAAAACATATTTATCAACGCTGTGTGAAATTGTAGAGTCAACTGCTTCCCAATCGCCAGTTGAGTCAACCGAGGCGGAATCGTCCCACTCCGCTAGCCCCACCCAATCCTCAAGCGTCCCATCAGCAACATCAGACGCAGTAAAGGAATCCTCTTCGCCGTCACTAGAACGTCTTACTTCCACTACGCTACCCGTGAAGCTAGAGCTAAGGTTACGCAGGCTGTAAGCAGCGGCGGCTCCGCTAGATGTGTCCAAGGGCAAATCATCAGCAAAGCTAGTATTGACCCAGTCGGTCAGTGTATTGTCTGATACTTCAGTAGCATTGAAATCTTGTGTAGACCCATCCGTGTTACGACGAACTTCTACTACGTCACCCGCATAGGAGTTACTAAGGTTACGAAGGCTGTAGGCGGCGGCGGCTTCTACTAATGCACCTGTGCGCCCATCCGCTTCTAATTCTTGAATGTCCAGAGGGAGAACGGTCTGAGCATTGACCCATGTCTCAATGTCTTTTATTTCTTTGGCTCGGAAGTCTTTCTCGTGGTTGTCACTAGCACGTCTTACACGGACTACCTTGTTGTTCCCTGCTTTGTCGTTAAGGTCACGAAGGCTATACGCAGCAGAAGCCCCGCCTACTACTTCACTTAGTAATGGCTCGATCTCACGCTTTACGGTGATGCTTTTAGAACCACCAAAGGTAGTCTCCTTGGCTACATCCTTGGGAATCGCCGTGTGGTCTACTGTAACAGTATTGCCATCTACGGACATACTCCGAACCCCCGCGAACTTGTCGCGCTTGATAGTGTAAGTTTCACTGTCTCCATCTGCGTGGTTAATCGTGAGGGTTCGGTCTGCCATATTAGTATTTAATTAGTAATTGATATTAGCGCCACTACCAGATGAACCAGTGTTCACTGTAGAGCGACGAACGGTAAGAGCAGAAGTGCCACGCTTTTTGGAGCTTTGGCGATTCTTGAGTGCCTTATTCTCGACCTTCTTGGCCACCTTAGTAGGAGGGGGAGGAGGAGCGGGAGGAGGCACTGGATCGGGAACCTTGGGGGTGGACATGCACATAATGATTTATTCTGGGTTGATTATATTTTCGGTTTGAATTTGGTAGTGATGCTTCAGGAAGTTCACCACGGAGCGTTGTCCATAGTGAAAGTTAAGCATAGGAACACTGTCAGTTGCGGGGAAATCCATAGCGGGAAAGGAGTTCTCTAGGGCGTCTAGGAGCACCTTGTTAATTGCTGGTATTTCTACTTGATTGTTTGTTTCCATCGTTACGGTATCTGATTAGTTTTTACAGGGCGCGTCACGAGCCCGCTATAGGTCATTAAGTTCCTTTGGGAGCCTGCCCTGATCGACCCATTTCTTGGTCTGAGTGAGGCACATAGCGTTCCAGATGATAGCCCCCGCGTGGTCTTCCGTGTCGTCGCCCTCCATGAACTGCCAGAGGTGACGATATAGGGAATCTACGTAGCGACTAAGGGGAATACCTTGTTGCCAGTTGTCTCTTCCGTACTTAGTAGCTCCGTCCTCAAAGCGCTTAGAGACAGCCCGAAGAGCGTCAATGGGAATGAGGGAGGGATTACCTTTACCTTCGGAGGCATCTCGGACGGCTCCTGTAGCAAACTCGGAGCGAGCCCCTGAGTCTGGAAGGGTTGGATTAAGGTGTTCGTCTGCTGCTGTGATTACTGATTGCATATTTTTAGTGTGTTTTTTGTTAGCTTGATCGATGTCGTATATTAGTTTGTCTAGTTTGTTAGGCATTGGTAGGCGTCCATAAGGTTACTTCGTGTGTGTCAAAGTCGTAGTCACCATCTTGTAGGATGTGAGATAAACGAGCTGTCAGTAGGGCGTCATCCTTGGTGAACCCCTTGGCTTCGTAGGCGTCCACAACGGTCTTCCAAGTGGCTCCGTTCTTCTCTAGGAGTTTCTTAGCGGTCATAGGGCCACAGCCTTTGAGACCTCCAAAGCCATCCGTAGAGTCGCCCATGAGGGACTGAACGAGATGGAAGTGGTCTGCTTCCTCCTTAGAGATCACTCGGAGAACATCCTTGTCGGGATTGTAGAGAGTTATAGGGAGTGTTGCGAAGTCCTTGTCGATAGAGACAGCCACACGGTTCTCGGGGTCTTCGGTAGCCCAGATACCTATAGCGTCGTCCGCTTCAATGAGCGGATATAACTCAGAGTCATACTCCTCCATCATCCACTCTTTAAGCTCACTCATGCCTAGAGGCTTACGCTTGCCTTTACGGTTCTCCTTATAGGTGGAACACAGTTGGTGACGGAACGTGCGACTAGGAGAGAAGAACACCTTAATGTTCTTACTACTGAGAGCCTTGGTGATACTTGTGATGTGACGGTCTACCTCAGCTTTGGCTTCCACCATGTTAGTCTGAAGTGTCCACGTGTCGTCATCCCAGCGCATCTCCTGCTCGGCTGCAGAAGCGGACTTGTATAGGACGATGTCCCCATCAATTAGTAGTAGTTTGTTCTTTGTTTCTTTCATGTGTGTATTAGTGTT